ACCTACATACGAAGTAAAACAAGTATCTTCTTTTAAAGGAATGAAAAGGAAAAATGATGGATAATCTACTACACAAAATAGGATGGAAAGTACACCAGAGATGGGACACTACAGAGGTAATGCTAGATATATTAATAGTAGCAACAGTATCAGTCGTTGCATTTACTATATGGTGGCTACTATGAAAACAACACAGAATTTGTATAGATGTGATGCAAGAGAATGGGCCAACATGAGTTACAAAGAAGCCTTGGAATTTAGGATACACTTGGCTGAGTTAGCAATGCTACACTACAAGAGCACTGCTGATGCCATAAAGGAGAAGTTACACTCAGTGGAATACTACGAGTTGGTTGCAAAGTTTAGAGACTCTGAGAAGGCTGTAGAGTGGAACAAAATAATGCTGGGAGAAATAACATGATAGTAAAAGTAGCAATGCTTATAGAGGAACAGTCTATACTTATTGATTTAGGTGAAGATAAATTTGAAATAAAAGATACGGTCAATGACTGGTTGGTGGTAAATAGTAGTGAGGTCATAGTTGGTGTGTTTAATAAGTTTAGCACAGTGTACATAATCCTTATAGAAGAAAAGATTGAGGAGAAATAACATGAATATGAAACATCCATTAATAGATACTAAAAACTCAAGTCACTACGATGCAGAAGAAAAAACCGCTATAGAAGTATTAGAAGATGAAATGACTATATGTGAAATGAGAGGCTTCTGTCACGGCAATATTAGTAAGTACAGATACAGGCTTAATCACAAAGGACAGAGTGCTACAGACATAGAGAAGATAGTCCACTATGACAATTACCTGAAGGAACTTACTCACTTGAAATTCATGGACGGTATCAATGACAGCATGATAGTCGGTAGAGCATGGAGACTGGCTAAGATTAAGTGGGACTATAGGTAGCATTAAGTACAATACTATAAAGGAGATACAATGACAAGATTTCATTTATGGTATAGGAAAGTTCCAACAACATCCACAATGATAGAAGTTACAAAGAATTATTTTGCAGATGGTGATGACTTTATCAATGCAGATAATGGTTGGATAAAAACAGATATGTATATAGAGGTAGAAGATGAGTAAACGAAAACAACCTAAGGAAAAAGAGAAACATGTAACCCTGTTAGAGCATGACCATGATAGGTTAAGAGCATTAGCTGAGCTGACTAAACGAAGTATGAGAAATACTGTAGTGATGTTGGTAGATGAAGCATTAAAGAAAGTAGGGAAGTAAATGAAAGTAACATTAGATAGAAAAGATATAGAAGACGCAATTAAGATGTATGTCAGAGATAGATTCTACGGTATGGAGCATGAGGGAATGACAGTTGTTCAGGGTAAGGTAGCAATAGCAGTGGTTACACTGAAAGATAACAAGCCTGTTGAGTACACTGAAGATGATACAGACGATAACTGTATGGCGTTGCATGATGATTAAGACAGTAGAGACAGAAGTTGCTGGAGCAAAGACCACAGATGTTATCAGTGTTGTACTTGCCGGTGATAGTGAAGACAATGTTAAGGCTGAGAATGATGGACAGTCGATAGAGAATGGAGACTTACTAAGATTAAGCAAAGATGATGTTGAGGTAGAAGATGAGTAAGACAGTAGAAGCAGAAGTAGTTGAACCAAAAACTATAGGTGCCATCAGTGTTGTATTTACAGATGATGGAGAAGTTGAATTCGACATCAAGACTGAGAATGATGGACAGTTACTTGTAGCAATGCTAGGACTAGAAGGTTATTTTGCTAGACAGACAGGCTTAGGTAGTACTGAAATCCGTGAGATTATGGATGATGAAAAACCTAATATGAAAGTAAGAGCTAAGTGATGCTATACAAAAGAGTTACATTGCTTGGTTTTATTCCTTGGTACGCAGTAGCTACACTGACTGAGGTGGAGGACTGCACAAGAACAATGCAGGTGATGGAAGCCTTTGATAGAAAGGTTGTCTTTAGAGATTTGAAAAAGAATCCTATCGGTAAGTCTAAATTTAAACAACAATTTATAGTAGAAGGAAAATCATAATGCAGTATCTACTTACAGAAGAAGAATATAACACCCTACATGGTGAAGGTGATGACGAGATGGATGCACTTGAAATTGAATTACTACACCTTAAAGCTGACATAAGACAATTCTTTTATGCAGTGAAAGATATGAACATAATGCTTGGACCAAAAGGCGAAAGACTAGATATAGGTATATTGCTTTCTGAGATACCTACAAATATACAGAAAGAATTAGCAAACGTATATCCTGCTTTTAAAAGTTAGATATATAACTCCTACTATTAGAGCGTCTAAGACCTTGAAAATGCTGTAAAGTAAATTCAAGTGTCTTATCTGCTTCCTTCTCTACATGAAATTCCAATACCCTGTCTTCATCATCAGCAAGAAACTCTATAGCAAAAGTAACAGCATTGGCGAATGAGTCAAGTCTATCATCATGCTTTAGACAATCCCTCTCCTTGGTAATATGTGATAGTTGATAAGAAAATGTATTCATTATTTTATCAGTTAACATATCATGCTCAAACACTTCTTTTGAAACCACTATACGATGTTGGTTCATCATTGGTTCCAGTGCCTCTATAATCCTTATTTCTTTCTGACCTGATACTTTCATACCCTCTACTTCAGTAAATGGACTGTGCTTCAATATATGAGGTTCTAGGAGCTTTTTAAACATACCATCGCCAAAGTTGTCTTCAACTACTACAGTATGAAGGTTGTACTCTGCACACATCATAGCAATATTTATAAGGTTCTCATCTTCATATCCACCTTTTAACCCTATGATTTTCTTAACGAACATTCTTGTACCCAGTGTAAAGAGGATGGTAACACCAGTTTCATCTGCACCGTGACCAGCTGTATCTATTGACATTAGCTTCAAGTCGTACTCGCCAGTCTCCTGAGATTCACTTCTTGGTTTATAAAGTTTGTCCTTATTAAAACCTCTATGTTTTTGGTACAGGATATTATCCGGCATTGAAGACCATGCTATTTTTAATGGAGCAATATCATCATCTACATCTGTTACAATAAAGTCACTAAGTTTTAGTGGGAACCTAAGTGCATCAGAGTCAGATACATCCAGCATGAATTGTAGTTTAAACTTAGACTTACCGATACGCATCTTCTTTGACTCTAGGAAGGCTTTGTCAAGTCTTTCATCTATTGGTTGACCTATCAGTGTAGGGTCTGCTTTAACACGCTCTAATATGTATGGTGCAATACTTCCCCAATACTTCTCATCGTTATCACTTAGCGGTGGATAAAATGCAGGAATGATAATAAGCTTAAACCCTTTATCTTCAATCCAATCCACATAAATAGAGTTAATCGAGTGTGGAGTACATAAAGTGATAGACTCATCGTGACCTGACATTAAGAGGTTTTGTGCTTCCATTGCATAAACATTAATAGCTTCAGTCTTAACCACTGACTCAACAGTTTGTGCAGTCTCAATATCATCATAGATAATAAGAGTTGCTCTAAACCCTGTTACCTGAGTGGCAGCACCAACGGCATAAACAGATGGTGAATCTGAAGCAGCACTACCGGCAACATCAAAACTTTCACCTGAAGTTCTTTCTAGGTTGTGCCTTGGTGTCATGTGTTTGGTTATAGGTAGCATCTTAATAAGTTTCTGTACGAATTGTGAGTAGTTAGAAGCTCTAGTTCTACCAGCTGACATTACAAGTATCTTTTGGTTAGGGTCGTTAAGCAATCTCCATACAACGTATATCTGAGACGTTAGGGATTTTGAAAGTCCACGTTGTGCCATAACCATACGGTGTGGATTATCACGGTCAGAGATATACCTAGCCATTTCATATTGTGCAAAAGTAGGACGTGGTAAATTTAAGTGTGCAAAGGTATAGGTATAGAAGATTATAAAATCATCCTCTAATTGTGCATCAGGAAAATACTTATCGTCTTCATAGGTTCTACCCCAAGTATTCTCCGTGAAATATGATATACGTTCTAATGGTGCAACACTCACTTAATGTCTCCTTAATGCTGTTTATGATATTGTTGTAATTATAACATAAAGGTAACAGTGATGGGTATGGATATATCAGTAAGTAGAGAAGACGGGTATCTTTTATGCAACTTTAGGAAAAACAATGAGATAGGTTTTATGCTTGAGGATGTTTATGAAATATATCATGGTGGTGATTCTGTTGAGATAACCAAAGATATGGCTACTGATATTTACAATGCTTCCATACGGCAATCACGTAAAGACCCCGAAGGTTATTCGGAGCAAGTAGGTTATGCAGAGTTAATACAATTCATAGTTAATGGTGGGTTAAAAGTATTCATAGACGTATCCTAATCTACTTGCTATCTCCTTTAGCTCTACGCTTCCTTGCTTGCTCTAACCTCTTCTTGGTGTCTTCCTCGATGGTTGACTTAGGCTTATCAGATACCACTTGGTTATTTCTCAGATAGTTAATTATAGGGGTAAGGTCACTAAGCTCTTCAGTATCCCCACCTTCCATTATTTCTATCATCTTGTTTCTCACTAGGTCATCAAGCTGTATGAGTTCTTCTTTCTTAGCCATGCTTATTCCAATCCACTAAATATATAATCCAAGTCAGTCATATTTTGACCAACAACAGCAGTTGTTCCGGAAACAACATTACCTCTCATAAGTGAAGCTACTGAACCATAAGCAGCCGTAGCAGGCATCATAAAGATAGCTCTTGATATAGCATCCTCATCGGATAACTCCTTACCAAGTAATTCAGCTTTTGCCTGAATACCTATATATGCTCCACCAAATATCAATAGCTGATTTGCTAATTCTTCACTATCTCTAGTTTTCATACCAGCTACCAAATGATTTGAGTGAGACTGCAATGAGAATGACAACAGGGTTCCATATATTCTACCAACAGGACTTAGTAACCATAGTGGTGTACCACCCCTTGTTGTTTCTTGTATTTTATCCATAACCATTCTATCCATAACAGTTGCAAACTCATCAATTTCTCTAGTTGTCCACAATGCTGTATCATAACTTTTAAGTTCTCCTGCACCAACTAACTCAAGTCTATTCTTCATACTATCCAAAAACGGTTGAGTAATTCCATATCTCTTCATTCTTTGAGGACTCATCTTTATTTGTCCATGTGCTAACTTAGCAAGTCTTTCAGTAGCCATAACAGCGTTTACTTGTGCTAATTTATCGGTAAGCTTTATCATCCCTGAACCACGATATACGGCTGCCTTTGCATTAACACTGAAGTTGTGAGCAGCACTCAATAAACTATTGTCAGAGCTTAACTCAGCAGTACCTAAAATATCATCAATACCACGATATTTATAGTCCTGTCTTATTGATGATGATGCTTGTCCTGTAATTTCCTGTATCATTTTAAACATGGCAGTACGAGTATCAATAGTTTTACCAGTACCATTAAGTATAGGACCAAGTTCATTCCAAGCAGCTTTACTCTTCATCATTAGTCCAAATGTTTTTAAGGCTTCACTTCCTATAGAAAAAGATACTAAAGGCATAACCACTGAACTTGCTATATTTGATGCCGTATTCACAACCTTATTTATTGGGTCCCCTACATCATATAATGCCTTGTTAAATAGAGTATCTATATGAGTATCAAATATTTTCAAGAAAGCTTGGTCTGTTTCATTTGCATAAACAGCTCGTCTTATTGCACTCTCTGTACTGTAGCCTTCGTGAGTAGCAGTCTGAGTAGCTTTCTTCAATGCCACACCTGCTCCAACGTCTCTTGCATATCGCTCAAGTAGTGTATATGAATTTCTCTCTGCTATATCAGATAATTTTATTTCAAATGCTACACCATTTTTGTACATAGTTATTGGTGTATCAAATATTGAAACATCCATTAGTATGCGTTTTTTAGCCCTGCTGAGTATTTCAGTATAATCATAACCATTCCTAATTATATCTTCAGGTGTCACTGTTCCTATATCATAACCCATATCTTCAAGCGAGTTCATAATATTCTTAACCTCTGCCACAGATGCTCTACTACCTCTTCCTGATTTTGACCACATCTGTATCATTGAATCAGCTATTGACTCAGCACCTTTTTGAGGAATTGGTTTATTTCTATCTCCAGCTTTTATCATTTCAATAAGCTTATTTCTGAATGGTGTTATATCATCTGCTTCATGTATTAAGCTTCTAATCATTGTAGGGTTCCATAATCTAGGTACATAATTATTAGCATAAGCAGCAATGGATGCATCATCAAAACCATGTATGCCTGCTTCATTGGCTTCCTTAGTAATATCATCAAATGTTTTCTTCATTGCATCAGCAGTTTTTTTGATTATTGGATTACTACAAGCAGATGGGTTTTCTCTACACATTGTAACTGACTCTCTAAACATAGCCTGTGCCTTAGTCTCTCCTGATATAGCACTCATCTTTTCCCATATACCCTCAGTCAATCTACCAGCTTCTATTTCAGCTTTTTTCCAATCATCAAAGTTTTTTATTTCATGTTCAATACGATATTTATTTATATGCTTATGCACGAACATGGTCTTTAATCTTTCAGCAGCTTTGTATCCACCATCGACAGAGTTATAACCAAGCCGTTGAATCATATCTCTGGACCATGCCGAGCCTCTAGCTAATATAGGTTGTATGCTTTCAGTAAATGATGTTCTTGCATTTGATGCTAAGTCTTCTGCGAATTGACCAGCAGGTGTATCAGCATGGTTGCTCATCATTGTCCCTGTTTGCCATCTCTTGTGTATATTCTTGCCACCTTCTTTTATAATGTTTATTCCACCAGCTACACCACCACCCTTTAGAAATAATATCAGAGCCATAGCACCGATTATTGTTACACCTATTTCAGAGGTAGTATGACCATCTCCAGCAGATGCAACAGTTAGCGTTCCTAAGCTCATAGCAAAAGCAAGAGGTACAATCTTACCACCTAGTCTAACTTCACCATGTGCATTTACTTTGAGGGTTATTGGTTTATTTACAGTTAGTGTACCATCTTCAGCAATATTGACTTTAACTTTATGACCAAGAACATCACTAATATCATCACTTATTCCTTTTGCAAAAACATTTAATTCACTTCTTGACATATTGGCATTTGCAATAAAATCTTTTAACCCTACTTGCATATCATACAAAGCCTCTTCTATCCCACCAGCAACTCTTGTATAAATGTCTTTTTGTTTTGCCAGTACAGCCTTTGTACCTTGGAGCATACTATTTTCAGCAGTTGCAAAGTCGTCAATATGCTTATCTATTTCAGCCTGTAATTGTTTTGCTTTAGCATTTAATTCTCTTAGTTTTGTGACACCTTTATCTCTACCAGCTTTTGTTTTATAGTCCCTAAGCTTCTCTCGTTGCTTTTGTACTGCTTTTCTAGCTTTATCCAGAGTCTTTTGCATTACAGGTAAAGCATCGTCTGCAACACCTAGTTTAGCTTTTAGCTTTTTACCAGCTTCATTGGCTAACTTCTCGAATGGCTTAATTGTTTTCGTGAATAAATTTTTTATTTCCTTCAAGTTGCTTTTTACATTTTGTTGACTTTTTGTTTCAGCTGTTTTCTTATTGACCCTAGCTATGTCTTTTTCAGTATATGTTTTAGGTTTAGTTGTCCTGCCTAATTTCTTATCAAGAGCATAGCGTATTTTCTCAGCGTGTGATTTTGATACCTGTGATATAGCGTCAAGATAGGTTTCTTCAATATCTTTAATGACTCTCAGTGCAGCCGGAGATGTAACATCGTCAAGATTTCTAATTACTTCCAACGCATTAGATGTTTCAGCTTCTATGTTTGCAAGTAGTTCAGTTTTAGAACCTTCGTCTAAAACAATTCTTGCCCCATCTTCTGTACTATGTGCAAATGTACCACTTTCACCTACTGGTATTGCTTTACCACCTGCTCTTGATGCGTTAATTATGTTTTCGGTTTTAGCAGCAGCAGCACTTGCTTCAGCAGTAGGAACGTCAACTTCTCTCCATTTAAAATTATGACCCTTACCATTTATAGTTCTACTAATATCATCAAAGTCATCCACTAATGATAATGGATTACTGCTGCCATCTGGTGCAGGTAGTGCTTTTTTTGGTGCAGGTAGTGCAGGTAACTCTGCCTCTTGTGAATTTGGTTGTGGTCTTTTATTGGCTTTTGCGAATACGGATAAAACACCATTTATACCTATGTCAAGAATTGCTTTAGTTTCAGTATGCTCTTTATCAATGGTGCTTCTCATCATATTTACAACAGACTCACTTGCTAAACCTACCGATACCCTACCAAATGCAGTATTCACTACAGACAAACTTTTTACGGCTGCAACTGATGATGCTATTTTTGGTACTAGATATGGTGTAATAAAATATGTTGGGTCTGCAACAACCCATCCCATAGCCTCAGCTGAAGCCCTAGTAGGTGAAGCGTGTTCAGCTATGTACTCATTACGTGCTGAACTTTCTATCTCTCCTGCAAGTATTCTCTGATAGTGTACTCCATTTTCTGCATCCATTAATCGTGACACTGAACTATACGGAAGTCCGTTATTGTAAACATCTTGGTTTATTGTATCAATAGATAAATTGTCTATAAAATCATTATCTTTTTTATGACTTGAGACACTAAAGTTTAAAATTTGGTCGGCCCAAGAAGTACCCTCTGTGTCAAATTCAAGCGATGAACGGTATTCAAGCCAGTCCATCCCCTTACCAATCATATTGTGTTCAAGTGCTCCATATAGTGCAGTGGAACCAACATCACTAAAACCCTTAAATGAACCAAATGCTTTATCATTATTTCTGATAACTTCATTTTCAGCAGTCTTTTTATCTTGCTGAATAAACCTTGCAGTATCACTCATCATGGGGTCACTAACTATTTCATTCGTAGTTATTAGAGGCATTTTTGGAATAGTGTTTGTATAATCAGTTTCACCTATTCCTATCTCGGCTGCTGTTAATCCTGATGTGCTTGTATTTTCTTCATTCATAGTTTAGCCTTTATTTTTTCCAAAGTAATTCTTCAATAAATTTCCTTGCTTCCTTATTTAGCGTTTCACCTTTTGCGTTAATTTTAAAATTGTTCAACTTTAATAAATCATCACCAGTAATATATGGTATCAGCTCTTGCTTGCGACCATTTGCATCACTCACACTAATGCTCAAAACATAAGTTCTTTCACCATCAATCTTTACTGGGGTATTGTCAATGGAGACATTTCCCATATTCCTATATGCAGCCTTCCCTTTCATTATAATACTGTAACCATCAAGTAGGTTAGCTAGGGCACTTACAGTTACTTCTGAGCCAACCACGGTATCTGAACCTGTAGCCTTTATACCAATTACTCTTTGTGGGTTACTTGTAAATGGAGCTTTTTTTAGTAGTCTTGAGCCAAATGATTTTATATCAACTATATTGGAGTGCATATATTTCTCCAGTGCATCCGGTGTTCCATCTGTATATTTTGCAGCATCTTGAGTTATATACTTATGTGCTCCAGCAGAGATAACAGCATTGAGTCCTGATGTTAATGCAGATTCAAGAGCATCATCAACTTGTGATTTATATAAAGGACTACTAGATTTTCTTGCTAGAGTATCTTTAGCACCACCTATAATACGTATACCTTGCTTATTTAATTTTGCTTTTGCCTCGTCACTCATCTTAGATAAATCTTTGCCTATGAATAAATTCTCTAACTTCTTTTCTACCATGTTAAAGACATTACCTACAGCCTGATACCCTGCGTGTTTTAGTTTTTTAGTAATTAAGAAATCAGTTCTCAACTCCTCCAATGAACCAAAAGTAGTTGAGCTATCACCATTTACTTTGTTGACAGCAGAACTTAAAACAGGTGTAAGCTTCCCTCTTTTTTCACTGCTAAACCTAACCCCTTCATTATAAGTCTTTGTAACCAATGTGTCAAAAGCAGTGGTTATATCTTTACCACTACTGTTGGTTATTTTGTATGCTCCATTCTTGTATGATACATTACCAACATCTAAATTTGAAACAGATGTATCCACGGTATTTAAGTGTACTGTAACTGCATTGCTCATTTGTTCAGGAGTTATTATCCCCGCAGCTGATTCACCTGTAGCAAGACTATCGTAAGTAAATGGCATATCAGTTATTACATAATTCGTTACTTCATTACTTGGAAGTCTAGTTTTTGGATTAAATAATCTAGCATTTAATATTTTTTGTGCCTCTGCTGCTTTAACAACTTTATCTTTCATAAGTATCATTTTTGTAGCTTCTTCTTCTCCTAAGCCATTACTATTACCACTATTCATAATAGACTCAACAACTACAGTTACTCTATCAGCCACAGGTCCAGCCTCTTCGGGAGATAACGATAGGCTAGCCAATGAACTTGCTAGCTCATTAACTTCCTTCATTTTTCCAACCAACCAAGGTGTATTCTTTATTGTAGTCTTATCTTTTGTATATGATGGTAAATATGGGTTTAATGCTAGTCTTATTCTATTAACACTTTTTTCGGTTAATACATTTTCCCCATCAGAAGTTACTTCACTTTGGATACCTATAGTCCTAACGCCTGTTTCAGTATCAGTCATTTCAATCAACTCTACTAATCCACCATATCTCTCATAAACAAATCTAGCTAGATTTGCTTCATTTATTGCACCTGTTTTTTCGTCTCTTAATTCAAAATCTTTAGAAGTTTGTTTTGGGTCAACATCTAAATTCTGCTGTGAGTTAATCTGTCCATCAACCAATGTTGTTTCTGACTGTTCACGGGTGTTATATCCACTAGCTTCACCTTCAGTTATAATATCGTTAAATTCATCAGCAGAAGTCTCAACCCCAGCAGCTCTATTTGCCGCTGCATTGTTTGTATTATTTTCAAGTGTTTTTGCAGCATCCCATTCACGTTGGTCAAGTGTTAGCTGTGTGTTTAGCTTAGCTGTAGCTAATGCACCTTTTTTGTGGTATATATCATCAAAAGTTCTTTGTGCATCTTCATTTTCAAATGTTTGATTACCATACTTTAAATATATCTTCTTATTCTCTGCTTCTAATAAAGCTCTATCATCGTTAGGTTTTGCATTTTTTTGAACCTCAAGCAAGTCTATTGACATACGAGCAAGATTGTCTTCAGCAACTCTCTTGGCTGCACTGACTGATAAAGTATTGTGTTGTTGTCTTACCTGAGCACCTTGCCCTAATATCTTTAACATATCTGTGGCAAGTTTGTCACCTGCTTGTAATGACTTGGATACTACATTACCACCACTTGTGACCTCTTGTGAAGTAGGTAATGGTGTTTGACCTACACGACCCGATGTTTGCTCTACTGTTTTTGTTTCCATTTATCTACTCCTATAAAAGATACGTATTACTTATGTCACCTTCTATACCCCAAAAGTCTTGTTGCTGTGACTCATTGAGATAACCCATACCACTCTGAAAACCACTGAGTGAAGCACTGAATGTACCAAGTCCTGCACTAAGCCCTGTAGCCATACCTGACCTAATAGAATCAGACTGATTTACAAATGACATTCTATCAGCAACCATAGCCTGTTTAGTTGAGTGCATCTGAATATCAGCAGTACGAAGTATTACAGCATTGGCGTGTAACTCATCCACCTTAGCCGTATTAATCAGTTCAGCCTTAGCCGTTGTACCTGTTTCAGCACTAGCAGCCTTTAGCCTAGCCTCAGCCTTTAAAGCCTCTAACCCATTAGATGACATCTTATCTGAAGCCATACGCTCTAGGTCCTGTAACTGTTGACCATGTATCTTGGTCTTGTACAGTAGTGACTTACCAGCAGACTTTATATTGCCTACAGCAGCCTTACCCTTAGCCTTGATATCAGCAATAGAACTTAAAGCACCAAGGGCAGTACCTATTGCCGGTGCATATAGTGCTGAACCTGAATAATTGTTTGCCATATCTTACCCTTTTTATCTAATGTGTTTTGACTCAACTTCAAAACCAAGCATACCTTCATTGAGTCCTGTTATGTCTGTTGATGCACCACCAAGTTGTAATTTTATTGTCTCACCTGCAATAGCTGGAAAACTAACTTTTGGATAAGCACTTGCATAAACACCGTTCTTACCAATCACAACAGGAAGGTCCTGTGTCCCACTCACGCTACCAACAATACGTAGATTAAATGTTTCAGGTGTATTACCTATTGCATCAAACATAATAACCATATTTATAGTTAAGCTATAAATTCCAGCTGACGGTACAGTTATCGTACCGTTTTCTGCGTCATAATTCATCACAACATTACCGTGACTCATATAATTTACTACATCCTGATATGCGTTTGTTATAGTGCTTGTATTCAATATTCCACTTCCAAGATACGCTAATACAGTTGGTAGGTTTAAATGTTGTCTTGGTGCTACGAACATTTCCCCATTAGTACCATCATTACTAAACACTATACCTACTTGACTTGCTATATCAGGTGGTGAAGCTACATAGCCACCTGCAACAGAATCACTTACAAATAGTGTATCCCCATCATTAAACGCACTTAGGTTTAATCCTCTTACAATACCAAACATAGTTAAGATACCTGTCTGACCATCAGGAATATCCATTGTAAGCACTCCGATGTCTTTAGCATTGCCGAATGTGTCTGCCTGAGATAAAGCTACTGAAGGGTATCCTGCTGCCACTCCATCGTATTTAACCACACTACCGTTAAGTAATGTTGCACCTGTATTGTTATATACAGTAATATGCTGTTCTTCACCAACTTGTAGACGTACTCCATCATGTGCAGTATCTACGTTCAATTTACCATCTGCATAGAATACTTGACCTTTAGCCCAAACAGGCTCACTACCTGTCTTGTCTACATACTGTGTCTTTACTACTTCTTGAGTACCGTCCTGTAACTCAGTTACAGCAAGTGATACATCTATAATAGACTGCTCGTTAACACCTATGTCACTGGCGTTCTTGGCTGTATCTATATCTATATTATCAAAAGCAGATGTTAACTTTGCTTCAACCTCATTACCTGTATCTTGACCTTCACTTATTCCATTCCATCCACTTGACATATCAATCCTTTATTTTCATATTATACATAAGTTATCATTGTACTACCGCAGGTGTTACACCCGTAGGACTAACATTTATATTCCTAGTACCTTCGTGTAGGTTTATATCTGCTTTATCACTCTTAGCACTTATTGTGTTTACTCTAACATAGTTTTCCTTGGTTGCATTAAAGTCATTAAGCGGTGCAAGTTGCATTACGCTAACCATATTCTTAGTGAATAAATATGAGTCATCATGTATATCACCTGAATAAGTAAGCCTCATCTTGGCTGTCTCTACCACTATAATACTTCTATCAGGCTCTACATCAATAAGTGCTGACTGTAGAGCACAACCATTAAGTAACAACATAAATACTAAAACTATTTTTATATATATTTTCATATTAATCCTTTATTGACTTAATGACTTGTATCCACTCGGTAAATATTGCAAAGTACTTAAAGAACGAACTACAGCTGTACCATTCCCAGCGTACATACTAATTGCTGGATGATATTGCTTTGTTGTATTTAGAGTATAGGCTATACCTTGAGATGTCCCATTTTTAAAAAATTCTAATTCACCTGTTGAAGAATCATACCCAATACCAATCACGTCATTAACACTCCAATCGTCCCCATAGCTTAGTGCAACACCCTCATTGATTTTATTACCACTCCAATATATATAACCATAACCACTAGAAATACTAGTGAAACTACCACTTTGCTGATTTATAACTTCACTTACTCCTACTACTACTTTTGCTATATTTGTTATTTCAAATTCAACATATTGCTTCCCTGCAAATATTGACGAGGAGTATGTTTGAGAATTTGCAACAGCATCAATAGAAGAGTGCTTAATTATATTTACACAGTCATTAACTGTGATGTTTGAACCGTATGCGTCCATACATACTGGAGCTTTACCACTCCATACCTCAACACCATTCATACTGAGATTGTCAAGGTCTGTATTACCACCTGATGCAACCAAGGTCACATCTGTTATTTCTGCTGCATTAAAATCTAAAGGCATTATGGATTACTCCCATCTATTGATAAATATAAATGCTCACCATCAAGACGAGCTTTTAGTGTACCACCTACTGTACCTGTAGCATAGTCATCAACTTCTATCTTGGCTGCTAACTGTGTTGAATTATTAAATGTTGCTGGTGATAATACTTCATCTGTAATAATACCTGTATCAACTTCACTCTGTAAGGCAAAAGACACAGTTGCATCTGAACCTGCTGGACCCTCTTCACCTTGAATACCTTGAGTACCCTGTATACCCTGAGTACCAGTATCGCCCTTAGGACCAACTGTACCGTCAATACCTTGGATACCCTGAACACCTTGAGAACCAATGTCACCCTTTACACCATCAATACCTTGTACACCTTGTGCTCCTGTATCTCCATTGGCACCTTTAGCACCTGTAGGACCAGTATCACCTTGAGCACCTTGAGCACCAGTATCACCTTTTGCACCAGTAAGTCCTACATCGCCCTGAGGACCTGTTAAGCCTGTATCTCCTGTCGTACCTGTATCACCTTTAGGACCTGTGAACGGACCGACATTTACCCATGATGAACCATCACCAACATATGCATCACCTGCAATACCATTAGGAACTGTAACTGCATCCGTATTAGTTGCAACCCACAAGTGACCATTAGTCGGAGTTTTCAATACAATGTTTGCAATCGTGTCTTCACCTTGAACCTCAGCAGACGCACCAGTTAATCCGATAACACCTTGTGGACCTGTTGCCCCAATATCACCTTGGATACCTTGAACACCTTGTGAACCTGTTACACCTTGAATACCCTGTGGACCTATAAGCCCTCTTGGACCATCTTCACCTTGTAAGCCCTGTGGACCTACGTTACCAATCGGACCTAGTGGTCCAGTTACACCCTGTGGACCATTCGGACCCTGTGGACCAACTGGCCCCTGTGGACCAACTGGACCTGTAAGACCTCTTGGACCATCGTTACCTAGTGGACCATCAGGACCTTTAGGACCAGCAGGACCTCTCATTGACCCTACCGTAACCCATTTACTGTTTTCTCGTACAATACCGTCACCATCATTTACTACGGAGCCATTATCATCAAGACCAGATGTTGTAGTTATCCATGCTTCACCATCAGGAGAAGTCAGTGCTAATATGGTAACAAGCTCATTAAACCCTTTAAATACCGACATACCCATTGCTGAACCATGCTTGGCTGAGTAAGTAGCTGATACATCAGTATGTGTAAATGTGCCGTCACCTACAGATGTGTATTCTTTTACGAGTACCCCTACATCTTCATCAGCATAAGAAGCAGCAGTCATAGCTTCCGCCTCTGCTATCCACGCTTCAAGTTGTGCATCAGTAGCAGCTTGACCTGCACCTAAAATTGCTGTCTTTAAAGGGTCTGTAGTAACCTCTGTAATTGCAGTTTCCATATTAGCAACTGCAACTACTTCTGTTTCAATATTAGCAACAGTAACTACTTCATTTTCTATATTGGCAACAGCTACAACTTCATTTGCAATAGCTGCAACAATAACAATATCTGAAGGTGAAGCAAGTAATTCATCAACTTCATCAGCAACACGTACTTCAACTATATTGTATACTGAAATATCAATAGCATTACGCAATACCACTGAATTGTTAATAAGCTCAAATGAACTTACGTTTAATTGAGCAAATACTCCATCGCTAATTCTTTGAACCCATACAGCAACGTGTTGTTTGGTTGCGATATGTTTAGTTGATGGATATGTTTTAGTGCTTCCGTCTAGTGAGAATAGTTGTGATTGCAATGCCATGTTATTTCCTTCTGCTTCGTATATTAAAATTACCCTCAAAGGATACCGTATTAATTACGAAACCTTCAGGCTCTTGACTGACTATAAATGTTCTTATATTTTCAGCTTGACCATACACCATTGGTTTTCTACCTACCGTGTATTTACTGTCTATCCGTCTTAGTGTATTACGCTTGATGTCCTCAATATAAAGACTAAACTTACTGTTGTCCTCAGAGGTTATCTGAACTGTCTTAAACTGTAAATGACCTCGTGTTTCTTTCTTGTCACCATTAGACCCAACCCATTCACCTAATGCAACATAGGTAGGTATAATTGACCCAGCTTCTTCATCACCATTTTCTTTAGTCCAGATACCTATTACCTGTACTGCTTCATCGCTGGATACAGCAACACCATCTATGTACCAACCATGTGTATCTAAGTCAGGAAGTAAGTTACCTACTACATTATCTTGATATATTTCAGGCTGATAAATAATTACCTTAGTCTGTATATTTACTTCAGGTGTATACTCTATTTTTATAATATCTTCCGTAACATTCTTGCCTATATTCATTTCAAATTCAGTATCGTCAACAGCATTTATTACATCGGTATACTCTGTACCATTACTCGTAATAATTCTAATACCCACAGTACCACTGGTTAAACTATATGGAAATACAAGTCTAGTATCGGCTAAGAGTTTAATTGCAAAATCTTCTCTACTTAGCATATTAGCAATTACTGTTGTGTTATCCATAGAATAGCCAAGTACATTACCTCTATTTTCTACAGTATGTGCATCATCTATAAATGTAGTTGTATCATAAGGCAGTGGTGAAATAGCTACTTGCTCAAACTGATTCTTTACACCAATGCTGCTATCATCACCCATCCATGTACCATCAGCTTGCCATAGCTTATCGCCTTCCCATATACCTGTAGCAACTACCCAGTCTGTAACATACACAGCTTCTTTACGCTCTATCATGAGATTTAAATATTTATCAAAAGAAAAAGCATTATAAAGTTTACCGTTAAATATCCATTTGAACCATGAAGCCTGAATACGTTTACGGTCAATATCCTGATACTTGAACACATAAATAGCATCTAACTCCTCTCTACACATAATGAAAAGCATATTGTTAATAGGAGAACCTGACAATTTTATGACATCTTGAGGTATATAGGTTTGTACGTGTGAAGTAATGTCATTACCTTCAGCCTGTGTTGCAACAGTATCGGATACAAAATACTCCATCACGGCTGTATGGTTTCCTCTTTTAGTACAAAAGAATATCCTGTCATTCATAAAAATAGGTCGTACATTTCTATTCAACTCATACGCAGAAGTCTGACTTATCTGAATGTTGCTAGGAGATAAAACAGCACCACCCTGTAGTCTGAATTGTATATCTGAAAACAACATTACACTGTCTTCAAGGTAAACAGCAAACTCCAGCTCAATAGCTTTGGTAGTATCAACAGTTGCATCAATCCTATCTGAGTCAAGTAAAGCAGCAGCAGTAGTTCTAAAGAAGTTACCATACTTACCTACCTCTGACAATATAACAGTACGTCCAGTAATAAATCCAAGTCTATTTTTAAAGAAGAATATATCTTTAATTACAGGTGCTCTATTGTCATCAGTTGCAACAAATGAAGGTAATGGGTTACTCTCTTCATCTCCTATTTTATTATCTATCCATTTATCATATTCCCTAAAGGTGAAGGTATCATCACTGTTCCTGACAAGAATATGAGGCATTGATGCAGGAGATATAGTCATTTTAACTGATGGGTCAAGTGTTTCTCTCCACTGACCATCCTCATACTTTAACCAATACGCAATGAAGGATGATGATGAGGTACCAATAACCTTTACCAAAGACCCTTTAAACCCTAAGTTCAGTGGTAGATGCATTGATGTTTGTACTTCTCTGACCCAACCAAAACTTGCTTGATTACCATAACTGTCACCGGCATCAATAGACTTCATATCAGCATTGACTGCCGTAGCTTTAACTACTGAACCTATAGGAGCAGCAGTAAAGTTTGCATTAGCGTCTATAATAGTTGCTATGGCTTCAGCTGCTTTTTCAGTGGTTGTCTTTGTAACAGACCCCGATACAATATTATCAAGGTCATCCGTTATAGTAAATGTATAGGTATAACCAACACTGGCAGGGTCACTACGTTTTATCCAAATATACCCATCCTTATTAAGGTCTGTAGCTGGTGGTATATATGTTGTAACAAAATCATGTGCAGTTAGAGCTGATAAATAGTCGGCTTGAACACTATCTATCTGTGCTACAGTTTTCCAACCAGAACTTTTAGTACCACTGGTATAAGTTGCAGGGTCAATTATTGGTGTAAAACTTAACGAAACTGAAACATTAGGTACTGTGCTATCCCATTTAGTGATTCGTAATGATGGAAAAGACGAAGATGCTGTATCATAAATATCTCCTCTATCAACAGTATATATTGCTGGGTCCAGTGCATAACGTAATGATGTTTCTATCTTTGCATAATACTCATTAAGTGTTGTAGGGTTTGCATTTCTTATCCGCTTATTTACACTTTCGCCATCTTCAATATCTGTAAATACAGCACCGGCAACATTAACGATAATACTTTGTCCATCAACTATAAAGACTGTACTTGAACCTAGCATGTGAAAATCAGTAGTAGGTATCTTGTGATTACCCATACCATGTGAAGTATATATATGTTGTAATATTTGAAACTTCTGCGGAGCATACATAACTTGCTCAACATTATTACGAACCTTACCTGAAGCATCACCCGTACTTGACCATTTTTCCCATACTCTTGTTGGTAACTCGGTCAATGGTAATAACGTATAATGATAAGTAGCTGGTATAGGGTCTTCAGGTGCAGCACTGTATCTTGGGTCCATAACAGGTGTACGGTTCTTATTCACAATGAAAGTGGTATCTTTAATAGTTGTTGCAGCATAACCATTAGAACGTATGAAGGGATACAGATAATCTTTAGATACACTATCAAAGGTAAGACCTGTACCTTCTTTATATACTTTACCGGTATTTACATTGATTATTTCCATAGCAGATTTAGAAGTAATATTTACAATATACTTCTCATCAACATCACCGGCAAAACCTCTTGAGTATTCATAGCTCCATATATCAGAATTATAATCTATATCCTGAGACAACTCTATCTTACGTGAAGGATTACGCTTTAACAAACCTCTATCAACAGTAGGGTATGCATTAATCATTTCCTCTACTTGTTGTGCCTGTCTATACTCAGCAGCTTGTTGGTTCACACCCCCAAAAAGACTTTGTTTAACATTATGTATAAGTGCCATACTATAGCCTTGCCTTAGCGTTCTGACCATATGTACCTGAGAGCATATTGTAATTACCTGTTCTACCCTCACTTCTACGAGCCATTATATAAGCTTGTTCCATATCCTCTTTAGTGTAAGCGTATATAGACGTATCCATAACCTGTCTAGCTTGGAAGTTCATACCTGCTCTAATGGTTATGTAGTTTCTAATAGGATGAGTCAATGCATTAAAGTCCATATCCCAAATAACATTCATCTTTTGTGTATCTTCAAATTTAGCAGACTGACTCTTCTTAGAATACAACTGCCAATTACGCATAATAATATCACCATCATCAGAAGATATATCAAGTACGTTAGATGGTATATTTATAAAGCCATCATTACTTATAGGAAAGGAGTATCCATCATCTGTATTAAAGTCCCAACCATCAGATAATACCTCACGCTTGGCTTCAATAATATTATCCAATGCAATCTGTGCTTCAAGTACAGTCTGTATATCTGCCTCTGTTTCAATAGGTGGTTCATTAATGAGTTGCAATAGGGTATTTACAGCAACCAGTAGAAGTTTACTTGAGTCATATTGTGCATCTAGTTGTACTGACATATTGCAATCCTTTGTAATAGTTTATCACTACCACCCGAAGGTAGTAGGGTAAGCTATCGTGCTTATACG